AGTAGCTGTCTGAGCATTCGTATCAGCCTCATAGATTTCTGCTCTATTGTTATATATTTCATTAATAGCTACAGTGTCTCCAGCTACAGTACTCATATTTGAAATAACATCAGGGCTACTTAGTGTATCCATATCTGAGACAGCATCAACTGTACCTAACCTACTAATCTCTACTGACTTAGAGCCAAGATTAGTTAAGTCACTAGAGTTACCACTAAGAGCTATAAGGTCACTAGAATTACCTGATAGATTGTCTAAAGCTGTACTGGTCGCAGTATCCCCAAGTCTATCAATATTATCGATACTATTTGCAACAGTAGCTAGTCTGCTTTCTCCAGTGCTAGATTCTACCTCGTCTGTAATAGAACCAGCATCGTTAACATAACTATATTGGTTCGCCAAGTCAGAACCAATGATGGTAATATTTCCTATATTGCTAGCATTAGTTTCCATATCGTCTCTAACAGCTTGAGGACTCAATAATGCTAAGTGACTAGAGTTCCCTGAAAGGTTAATCAAGTCTTGTGAGTTCCCAGATAAATTATCCAAGGCTGTACTAGTCGTAGTATCACCTAAATTATCTATAGCATTCAGTCTTTCAGTTGTATCTGCTAATTTATCAATACTATCTAGTGTAGATGAGTCATTCCTGTTAATATCGTCTATATTGTTAATACTTGTATGCAGTCTATCAATAGCCTCAATAGATTCTTCTACTCTATCAATAGCCTCAATAGATTCTTCTACTCTATCAATCTCTCCTAAATACTGCTTAATTAATCCTGCATCAGTAAGGGTAACCAATAAGTCGTCTGGTGTAGTACCAACCTGAACCACTAATGATTGTCCACTTGCAGGTGCTGTATGGAAGACTACAGCATTATTAATAATATCATAGTCATCAGCACTTACTTGAGTCTCATCCAAAAAGACTCTACAGTGATTATCGCTTAATATCTTAAAATCAGAAGTAAATATCTTTACTTTACCATTGGTATCAAATACCTTATCACTTACCATTAAACACTCCTTGTTGTTTTATTATAGCCTACTTTATATGAGGCTAGATTTATTTTAAATCCATCTTTACTACTATTCTTTAAATGAACCGTAGTATTATCTGTAGACCCTGATAGCATATACTTATCGTTTCTCTTTCTACTATAAGTTCTTGACCTTCTAGGACTATCTATCTGTACTTGATAGTAGCTATTCTCTTCAGCAGAAAACTGAATATCTTTCAATAGTAGTTTACCACGAATATTATCTATCTTTAAATCAGTTGAAGATATACCAAACCTAGACAGTGTTAATAGACTATCTACATCATTTAGCCTATTGTTATAGTGAGTATCTTCATAATTAATACTAGCTATATCTCCAGGTATCTCTAAATCTATTTGACCCATCTGTCTACTACCGTTCTCAGTATACATAACCATTAAGTAAGATTCAACTACCTCTATATTGAATATATCAATATTAGTACCATCTATAGTCCATTTATGCCAAGCTGACTGAGCCTTCTTATTAGTAGACCACAAATAGTTATAAACATAAATAGTATCTTGTTCTTCTTTAGATAAAGCAAATAACATATTCTGTCTATTAGAACCAGTAATCTTAACTACTCCCTTAGGTATATATCTAGGTACATGACTACTAATATCTGCTGCTGTTTCTGTCTGACTATCTACTCCAACTAAATACTCTCTTACTATAGAATAGTTATTTGTATCAGAAGTAAAGAATACTGAACCACCCATACCAATAGGCTTAGCTTTACTATTAATAGCATAAGCAGTAGATTGTTGTACACTAATCTTTTCAGGAGTTAATGCTTCTTCTCCTGAAAGAATAAACTGTTGATTATCTCCAAATAGCAATAAGTCTTTATTGAAAGGTAAAGCATATCTTAGATTAACATACTCGTTAGAATCTATAGCTACATCAATAGGACTAGAGTCTAAAACTGATGTGGTTGTAGTAGGAAAGAAGTTATAATAACTACCTATCTCACTAAGAATAATATTATCTTTAGATAGTAACCCTAGTCTATTTTTAAAGAAGAATATATCAGATAATGTTCCACCTATAAAGCTAGGTATTGGTGCTGAGTCTTCATCTCCCTTCTTTCTATTATCCCATTCAATAGCACTATATATAGATTTCAATATACCGTCATCTGGGTCTATACCAATAACTAGTTTATGAGGCATAGTAGAGTTATCTATAGTGTTGTCAAGTCCTGGTCTTACAGTTTCAAGATATACACCATCCTGATACTGAACATAGTAGTTATCAAAGTTATTATCTTCGTCTCCAGAGATTTCAATAATAGTTCCTTCGAATCCTAACTCATTGGGTAAGTCCTGTAACTTCTTAACTTTACCTTGCCAAGATTCACTAGCTTGGTTACCCCAAGAGTCTGAGCCTTCTAGCTTGTATGTATCGTTAATAGTAACCTTTAGTACAGAGCCAGAAGAGTCGGCAGTGTAGCTAGGGTCTTGTGTTCCTTTTATTTGCTTAGATAATTCCGATACTATCTTATTAGAATCATGTCCTGTATTTTGAACCGTAATCTCATACTCATCACCTATATTCCATGTCTTATTATTACAGTCAGTATTTATAGAAACATCTGTGTTTGATTCGATTTCACAAGACCATCCTTGTGTAATATTAGTTACCCATAATCCTACAAGAGTATTAATTCCCCAACTAGCTGTAAAATCTACTAGGTCTCCAGTAGTATTGTTGTGCTGTGATATACCTACATAACTAGGGTCATCGCTTCTAAGGTAATAAGTATATCTTAAAGGACCGTTAGTCTCATCATCAGCTCCTGCTGTTCTCTTAACCCAATAGAAAAGTTCTTTGTCCCAGTCAAGATTGCTAGTGTCTGGGGTACCACTCATAGCTACTTCTTTAGTCTTATTAACCAAGAATGTAGTATCAGCTACAGTTACAGCTGAGAACGATTCACTAGGTTTAGCACTACCAATATCAAGATAGTCTACTGAACTAGCCTCATCAATTAAACTAACACCTGTACCATTGTCTTTATAGGTTCTCCATATTCCATTACCTAAGACAATAAAGTAAGTATTACCATCGTCCTTATTTGTATAAGAGTGTACGAAAGCATCTTCTGGAACTTCATTATCAAAATATCTATGCTCTAAAGGGTTTCTTCTAACTATCCCATTAGCAATAGTAGGATAGCAATTATTCATCACTTCACACTGAGTATCCAATCTAGCTTCTGCTGGTTGTTGTGATACTCCATTAAATAAAGGTATTTGATTATCTACTAGCATTAGTTACCTACTGGGTTAGGATTAGAGCTTCTAGTGATAGCTCTTGCTACTGTAGGACTATCAAAGATGCTATATGAAGCTGTATCTGCTTCCCCTGTTAACATCTTCTCTTTAGCCTCTAACTCATCTTGTAGCATTACATTTAAGTTGTCTTTACCTACTAGCCTCTGATATACTTTTCTTCCTGCTCTAGCAACAATATAATACTGAATAGCATAAGGTAAGTCATCAAAATCTTCATCCCAAATAATATCTACTTTAACACTATCAACATTTTCAAACTTATATGTTTTCTTTTCTTTATCATATAGCTTACCGTCTTTAGCTATATATCTATATCCTTCAGAACTAGATACTCTTAAAGCATTAACTGGTACAGCAATATAATCATCAGCATCAGGAACTAGGTCCCATTCATAATCTGTGTTAGAATCTAAGCCTTCAGATAATAATTCTTTCTTTGTTTCTTCTAATACTGCATTAATAACATCCACTTCATAAGTGTCTTGAGGAGCATATACTACATAAGCATCAGCTGTATCCCAATCGTTATCCAATCCACCAGCTAGTGTAGCAGTAATAGTATTAGCTGTATTGGCTGTAACTACCCCTTCAGAACCATCTGTAATATTCTGTATTGTGTATCCCATATATTCATCAGTAGACCAAGATACTGTACTATCTGTTAATACAGTAGCATTATTATCTCCACTATGGTTTCCACTAAAATTATCATCTAAAATCTCTTCACCAATCATGGTAAGAATCATATTTATAGCATCGTTTTGTTTCTTCATTGATTACCTTTAGATATATAAGTAGGAGAACTAACTCCTACCTATATGGTTGTTATGCAGATTTTAACTGTACAACACAACCTGGGTTAAGTACACCGTGACCACAAGCGTAAGAACCGATTAAGTAATCACCTAATCTGTCAGCTGGAGTTCTAACTTCTGTCTTAACATCAAGAAGCTTAACAGTACCTACAGCATTATCAGTAAATACAAAACCTTCTAAGTTAGCAGTAGCAGGTAAGTTGTTTGACCAGTAAATTGGGATTCCACCAATTCTCATAACTTCACCTGAATCTAATCCACCGTTACCTGAAGTGTAATCTCCATTAACACCGTTAGTTGATTGAACTAAGTAATCATAGTTCTCAGCACTAACTACACAGTACATATCACCAGGAACATCATTCTGGTTAAGAACTGTTCTTGCAGCATAGATAGCTTGGATAATACCATTACCGTTTTCATTAGCAGTTCCACCAGTCATACTAGTATCAGTTACTGTAGAACCAGAAGGTTGTCCTGCAACACCAGCAGTACCAGCAGCAGTTTCTAAAGTAGTAAGTACAGCTTTATCGTACTTCTTAGCTAATGCTCTACCAATCTCAGTAGCGTAAGGACCTCTTACATCATAGTGAGAAATAGCTTCTTCGTAGTTGTCTACGAATACTGGAGCAACTTTAAGTGCATCAATAACGATAGTTCTCTCGTTATGTAAGATATTCATAGGAGTAATAGTATCTCCAGCAGAGTAATCATTTACATCACCATCAGAGAAAGAACCAATTACTGGGAATTGTGCAGACTTACCTGAAGAGATAGTTCTTACTGTATGCTTATCAGCCATAACAACATTAGTTTCAAAAGCAGTTAATACTTCTCCACTAAATACTTTTAATGCTAGTGCTTTTCTATCACCAGCTCCCTCAGCTTGAAGGATTCCATTTGCGAATGCCATTTTATTTCCTTTGCCTATTATATAGGTCTTCAATTATCTGTTGTCTTACGACACCTATTATTTCAATCTTGCCTTTACCATACTCATTGGCATTGGTATCTTATATATAATTCCCTCAGGATTCACATATAAGGCAAATTAACTCACACAGTTCACACTAAGAGGAAAGACAATAACCATAAGGGGTTATATTATGCCTTTCCGATAGTAGACAGAAGAGAAATCTGTATTGGACTTACATCTAAGAATGCCAACCTCTACTAGAAAGTAGAGTAATTAATCTTATGTTGAACTAACTCTCTATAGCTAGCATCAGTCTTATATTGCTTAGACTGTATTGCCTGCATCATCTCAGTCTTAGTAGCATATCCTCTACCAGCATTTGATGTTTCACCAGCACTTCTAGCTTGAACCAAGTTAGGTTGTTGTGTAGCCTTGTATCTAGCAGCTAAACCTTGAATAGCAAACCTAGCTACATCTTCAGAAACTTCTAGGCTATCGTTAAAGCTAGCAATCTCAGACTCATCTAAGTTCTCACTAGCCCAAGTAATCATATTGTTGTATCCTTCTTCAGAACCAACAATTCCAATCAATTCACCTTTAGCTTTTTCAACCATAGCTTGCTGACCTTGGATATACTTATCAACAGTATCTTTAGTAATACCTGCTTCTTCTAGTTTAGCATAACTATCTTCAGATATTTCACCATTGTTAGCAAACTCAGTAGCATAATCGTCGAAGTTAATACTAGCTTCTTTAGCTACTTCCTTAGCTTCTTCTGTGCTAATAACTTCAGTTTCTTCTACTACCTCAGTTTCAGGTTCTTGCTTACCTAGCTTAGACTCTAGTTCCTTGTAAGCTTTCTCTAAATCCTCAGGAGTCTTATACTTCCCAGCTAATAAACTATCACCTTCTACTTCATTGTTAGTATCAGCAGTAACTCCATCAGCTTTAGCAATCATTTCTGCTTCGTGTGCTTGTTGTTGTTCTTGTGTAATCTCTTCCATCTTCTACTCCTTATTTATTGTCTACAAACTCTACTAAATCTGCATACATATTTGCTATAGTCTTACTCTTATTTAAGTCTATACCTAATCCAATACCGTAATCCTCAAGAGCTTTCTTTGTCTTAAACTCATCGATAGGTCTTAACCCTGCTTTGGATTCACTAACCTCTACATCAATAGTTGTATCACCCAATCCTGGTTTACCGTTAGATACCCATCTCTCATATTCATCTGCTTTATGTATAAATACTGCCATTATTGTTCTCCTTCTACCATTTGTTGTCCTACACCTACTGCTGCTTGGTCTAAGCCAGCTTGAGCAGACTGCATCATCATTGCTTGTTCCTGTTCTTGTTGCATTTGTTCTGGCGACTTAATAAGTCCATCAATATCTAAACCTAAAGACATAGCTATTTTATCAATGATAGCATCTGCATTAGCATATTGTGTAAATGCTTGAGGTCCTAATAAGCCAGATACAGACTGACTAAAAG